GCCTGCCCTCGGCGAGCAGGGCGTCGATCCTCTTCGTCGTCGCCTTGAGCCGCTCGGGCTCGGCCGTCGCCACGAACTCGCGGATCTGTGCGACCAGCGGGTTCGCCAGCGGTGTCGCACCGCCGAGCCACTCACTCAGCGCACGCCCGGTCTCGGGCGTGATCGGCTTGGGATCGCCAGCGAACAGCCCCGTGCGATCTTTGCTCACCGTCGCGTAGTGGCCGTCGTGGATGAGGTCGAGCACGACCGTGAACTCGAACTCCAGCCCGTCGCGGGCTTCGAGCTTCATGCCGAGCTTGGCGACTTTTTTCTTTCCGTGGTCATCGACCTGGGCGGTCTCCGTTTTCGAGCGGCCGCAGCAGATGACGTGCGACGGCGAACGAAGGATCTTGTCCACGAAAGCCCGCCAGCGGGGCGTGATGACGCTGAACGCTGACCACGTGTTGCCGCGAAACTGGGCCTTCGCCACGTCTTCAAGGATGTCGAGACAGCCGCCCGTGCCGCTCCAGCAGTGCGTCACCGAGTCGATGACGATCACCTCATAGCCCGCCTCTTCGGCAGCGGCGATGCACTCGATGTATCGCTCAGGGCTGAAAGGAGGGCGCAGGTCGATCACATCGAAATCGTGAAGGTGGTCGTAGAGGTCCGACGATCCCTCCTCGGTGTCGATCACGACCGTTCGACCGCCCATGCCTCTGGCGATCTGCAACGCTCCCCAGGTCTTGCCGCTGCCGCTCGGGCCGGTGAGCAGGAGCCGCAGCTTCGTGGCGCTGCGGCGAGCCTTCCGAATCTGAACCATTCCGTTTCCTCGCTTTCTTGCGTTGTCGATTCCGTGTCAAAAGCGCCGCGTCCCCGTCCTGCGTCAGCGGCGATCTGCCTCCATGCGTCCGGGGTTCCACCCCGTCTCCTCTGTGCGTCAAAACGCCGCGATCGCGTCCACGTCGATCGCGTAGTGCTCGCGGCCACCGCCGGGCTTGTGGTGGACGACGTGATAGGTCGTGTCGGTCAGCACCTCGACGACGACGCAGCGACGGTGACCGTCGGGGAAGGCGACGTTGACCGAGTCGCCGACGGCGTAGGTCGAGACGAGGCGACCGTTGACCCAGCGGCCCTCGCCCTGTGCGGGCGAGCCGTAGAGCTCGGCGAGGTACTCGCCTGCTGCGTGGGCTTCGGCGTCACCTGGGTGGCGGTCGATTGACGAGATCGCGTTCATGGGGGATGCTCCTGTTCGTGGGTGGGTGATGGTATACGGGTGTTCACTAGGGTCAAGGGGCGACCACCGAATCGAATTTGGATTGCCTTCGTCGGCAGGAAGATATGCTCGTCGGTAGATTGCGTCAACCGGCAAGTCCGGCCGCAAGAATGCGGAGCAGGACGATCGCGAGCTCGATCCAGAGAGTGGGGTTCATGGTGGGCCTCCTTGCCCGGTGGTGGTGGGATCAAACCGTCGCGGCGGTCGCCGCTCGAATCTGAGCGAGCGCCTCACGTGCCTCGTCACGCGTGTCGTAGGTGCCGACGCTCCAGCGTTCGTGTCCACGCTGGGCGAGGATCTCGAACCAGTAGCACGTGCCACGGCTGCGAGGGTCGGAGATCTTCACGATGCGGTAGGTGGTCGTCACGGCGTTGCCCTTGTGTTCGTGGTGGCGTTGCCCGTCGGCCCGATTGCCGACGGGCTGGGTGGTGGTCAGTAGGTCATCGTCTCGCCGGTCGTCTCGTCGAGCACCTCGTCCCACGCGGCGTAGATCGCGTCGATCATCCGATCCGCGACTCCCGACACGTTCATCGTGAAGACGCCGTGCAGCATCGCGGAGTAGCCGCCGACGCCCGAGCCGTCGGTGCCCCACATGCTGCCCTTCCACGGCAAGATCGAGAGGATGCCGTAGTACTCGCCGTCGAGCTGCACAAACTCCTCGCGGCTGTGTGCAGTGAATCCCTTAGTGATCGTCACGACGTTCTCGCGGCTGCTGATCCGCCAGCCTGCCGAGCGGGCGGCTGCAACGAACTTGCGGGCGGTCGCGAGCGTCTTGGTGGTCTTGGTTGCGGTCTTCATCGTTCGGCTCCCGGTTGGCGTTGCGTCAGGTCTCATTTGCCTGACGCCCGTATTGTACCGACATCGGTAGGTTGTGCAAGTGGGCATGAGAAATTTTTTTCGACCTGCGTTTCGCCGGGGAAAACTAGGTATCCGGCGAGAACCCGCCTGGAGCCGGTCCACGCTGGATGCCAGCGTCGCGGGCTTTCTGGCGAGCCTTGGCGAGCCTCTTCACCTCGTCGAGGTCGAGGACGAGCGCCCGACCGGTGAGCTTGCGGCTCCAGAGCGACGGGTCGCCGCCGCCCTTGGGCTTGCGGCACAGTTGGCGAACCCTGCCCATCGTGCAGTCGAGGATCTCGGCCGCCTCCCGGCAGGTGCAAAGCGTTCGCGACGGTTCCTTCAGCGCCATCAGCATGACCCAATACTACCGACGTGGCAAATCCGGTCAAATCGCCGCCACGTCGCCTTGCCCGACCGGCTCAGCCACACCTAAAGTTTCGAGTCCTCAGGCGATCTTTCCAGCGGAGGGCACTCCCCTCGCTGTATGCAGGGGACGGGTGTACAGTAGTCCCATCTAATCGAGGAAGCCATGACACTCCGCGACCTACTCAAGATCTACGCCGTGAGGCACGCGCTCAAGGATCGCACCGTCAAACTGTTCGCCACGTCGCTCGATCGGTTTGAGGAATGGCTCGGGCGTCCATCAACGCTCGACGACCTCGACGACACGGCAATCGCTCAGTTCTCGCGGTGGCGAGCAGAGACGCCGCACTGGCGTGGCAAGCCGCCACGACCGGCCACGGTGAAGAAAGACCTCACGAGCGTCGTCACGCTCTGGGCTCACGCTGCAAAAAAACGGATGACCCGCAGCGATGGCACGCTGATCGAGCACCCGGACCTCCCGCGAGGATTGGTCAAGGTGTCCATCCGCCCTCCTCGCGGATACTCGCTCGACGAGATCGACGCGATGCTCAAGGCGGCGCTGTCGTACCGTGGCAGCGTCGGCCCGGTCCCGGCATGGTGGCTCTTTCGGTCGCTCCTAATGTGCGCGTGGCAGACCGGCGAGCGGATCGGCGGGCTCATGTCGGTTCGATGGCGTGATGTAGACCTTGAGACCCGCCGTGTCTTGTTCGACGGCGCGGGGAGGAAGGGCGGCGTGAAGACGATCGTCCGCAGCATCACGCCCGAGCTCGCTCGGTTGCTCGCCAAGCATCGACGCGAGGACGATGACCTCGTGTGGCCGTGGGTCGAGCACCGAGAGTTTGAGTCCCTGTGGGGCTCGCTGAAGCAGATTTGCCGCCGTGCTGGCGTTCCCTGCCGTGGATTCCATTCGATCCGCAAGACATCCGGCTCGTTCGTCGCCGCCGGGGGCGGGGATGCCACCGACTTCCTGTCCCACTCGGACAGCAAGACGACGCGGCAGCACTACCTAATCGACGAAATCGTGCGTCGTGACGACCCGCTCGACCTACTTCCCAAGCTCCCCAGCGAGCGACGTGCGGGCAAACCAGCCCCGCTCCCAGCCCCGGAGCCGACCACGCCTGCACGGGCGTCCAGCGGCCCCGTAGAGGCTGGTGCGGCGGTCGGGCGATCGATGGCTGCCCGAGGGCTCGCCTGCCCACCACGGGCTCAGCACGACGCCCTGGCGGCGGCTGCGGGCGTCGATCCAGAGGACGTGGCGGCGTTTAGCCGTGGGCTGCTCGACGGGTGGATCGCTGGGCAGGGGGATGCCGCCTGACAGACCGGGGGCGGCGCGAGCGGGAGGATGCGCCCACGCCGCCGCACCCGGCCGCCATGGTCAGTCGTGCGGGTGACGCCACCAATCGTCTGAGGCGTCCTCTGAGAGCCGATCGACGATCTGCTGCAAAGACGCCACGATCGACGTGAAATTTCTATTGCAGTGGTCCGCGTTCTGGTTCGCCGACTCCACGAGCGTCTTCATCGACTCGGCCATCGTGCGCTGATTCACCGCCATGATCGAGACGACCGACTCTAGCTGCTCGATGCGTCTTCGCAGGTCGCCGAACATCTCACGCATCCTCGCTCTGAAGCACGGCAATGATCGCGAGCAGGCGAGCTCGCTCCGCGAGCAGGCGGATCACGTCGCCCGCGAGCGTGCCGCTCGTGCCGGTGTAAGCACCAGAGAACCGCCGGGCGCGGTGCTCGATCTGGGCGAGGTCATCCTCGGTGAGCGGCGGGTGCGAGTCACGCTTCGGCATCGCGATCCTCACGGTGCAGGAGCAGGGCGAGCAGTGCGTAGGACGCGAGGTCGAAGAGGTTGTCCTCCAGGCTCTCGTTCTCCAGCCGCCCGGTGGCGTTGTACGCGGCTAGCCGCGTGACCTTGTCGGAGAGCCTGACCATCGCGCCCTTCCACGAAGGGATGCCCACGAACTTCGCCCCGTTGCGAATGTTCGCCAGCGGATCTTCTCCGCTCGGGCACCCGTAGTCCCTGCTCTTCCGACGGTGCATCTCCTTCATCTGATCGCACAAGTCGAAGAACGCCTGACTCGTCGGATGCGTCTCCCGTGCGACCCGCGCTGGGCGTGACTCCTCGACGAGCCGGGCGAAGCCCTTCACGGCCTCGACCCGCGTGGCGTATTCGGGCGGCGTCCACTCGGAGTACGGGTCGTGCGACGACTCATCTGCACTTGCGGCCCCGTCGCTCAACACCCTCGTCGCCGCCTCCAGTGCAGGCTGGCACCCCTCTAGGCTCGCCGCCATCGGCGAGCGTCCCGCGAGGCGTGACTCGACTGCGTTGCGGAGTGCTGCGTTGGCGGATTCGAGCGTAGCTTCGGTCATGTCTTTCCTCGGAGGTCTCGATCGCAGAACACGGGATAGGCTCGCGTCACCTCGCGGCGATGGTGATCGACGACGAACGCCGCTTGGCACGGTGGCTCGTAGCTCGCCTTGATTCGCACAGAGTACGCAGACGGTCCAATCACGCTTCCGTTCGTGACGTACCGGCCCGAGCGTGACCACGAGAACTGGTGCCAGTGCCCGAGGCACGTGAGGTCCGCGCGTCGCGTCGAGTCCCACGCGGCGATCGCCTTGTTCAGCGGGACGTGGATGCCGCCGATGCCGCCCTGGTATCGCACCGCGTGGCCGTGCATGAACCGGATCGTGAACCCGTCGAGATCGACGTAGTTGAGGTGCCCTTCACCCACTCGCCACGCGACGTTCTTCCTCGACTCCGCAGCCGCCATCGTCACGTAGAGGTGGTGCTCGTAGCTCGTGTCGGCTTCGTTCGTGCGGAGCTTCTCCGTGGTGCGTCCATGATTGCCGCAACTCGTGACGACCAGCACCTCGCTGGCCGTGTCGCTCACGGCGTCGATGAATCCACGCAGACGCTCGCCGATCCATCGCAGCGCCGCGAGCGGGTGCAGGCTGTTCTCCTCCGCGAGCTCGGGATGGATCATCCCACTTATTAGGTCACCTCCAAGCCAGACGACGACCCTGTCGATCTTGCACAACTGTCGCTCGTGTTCGAGCAGCGCAAAGAATCGCTCTGAGAGCTCGGCGAGTCGGGCGTCGCACACGTCCAGGTCGAAGGCGTTGAGCCCGTTGACCGTCTCCGGCCGCACGGTCTCTTCGCAGTGGATGTCCGAGAGCAGCACGACCATCGACGCGGGGTGCCGCTTGCTCTTCGTCGGCTTCGACGACGGCCGCTTCGCCTCGATTCCCTTGAGCCCGACGAACGCGTCAGCACGCTCCCGCTCGCGGTCGATCTGCGCGAGTGCGGATCGGTAGCGGCCCTTGAGCGCAGCAACCTCGGCACGCAGGCGTGCGACCTCGGCGTCGGCTGCGAGTTGCTCGGCCGTCGCGGCGGCAGCGATGACGGCGTCGGTTAGCGACGCTTGTTTGCGCACAGCCAATGTTCGACCCCCTGTACGCCGCTAACGGGCAGACCACGATCCTTGAGGGACTGAATGATGGACCGCGCGAGCGCCCGCTTTTGTAGACCGAGTTCTCCGCTCACCCACCGCTCGCGAAGCGCCTCTAGTTCCGCGAGCACGTCGGCAGGAAGGTCGCAGTGCCAGGCGTTGAATCCGGGCCTGTAGTTCTGCACGCGAGAGACGATCTCGTCGGCGATCGACGTTGGCTTCTGCTTACTCGCCACGCGGCACCTCGCGATATCGGAGGATCTGCCAGAGGACACGACGCTGGACGCGGGCGAGCTCGGTCACCGTCTCCTCGCTGATTGTGGAGCCGAGGACAGCGTGGGCGATCTCGTGGAGGACGGTTTCGAGACGCTGCGAGCCGGTCAGTCGAGAATCGACCAGCATCTTCGGCGGCTTTTCGTCATAGCACGTCCAGCCGTCAGCCTTGCCTGTGAGACGCGAGAAGCGGAGCAGCCACTTCTCGCCCGCGATCGTGATCGTGTGATCATCCGCCACGGCACCCGTCCTCCTGCGTCCATGGTGGATACTTTGTCAATTCGCAGCGGCACGACGGGCGTTGCGAATGGCACGACGCACGAGCAGGCGACCTGCGACATCGAGGAATGGGAGGCCGCGTTTCTCGGCCTCCTCGCGGAGCCATCCGACGATGGTGTCGATGTTCGACTCGCACCAGTCGCAGCCCCTGGCGTCCAGCTCAGACGCGCGAGTTTCGCACGGGCAGTCGGATGTCGGCCGTATGCCGACCGCCGCTAGCATGGCCTTCAATTCCGAGCCTACGTGACATACCCTCGCGGAGCCATCGCGTCTCCACCGAGTCTCCGCGTCACCTCGACAAGACGCAATTATTTTGTTTGCGTGCGATGTCGGCAGCGTTACGGGCCTGCCGCAGTTTACGCACACAACTTGCGTCGTATCTCCATCACACATAACGGTGGCGAACACGCACAGCGGAGCGGTCATTGGTACGTAGTCGTAAGGATTGCATTTGCGGTGCTGCATCGCAGGTTTTGCCCGACGTTTGAGACAGCATTTGTTTGCGTGACGCTTGGCTCAAGCAACATCACTACGTCTTCGCAGGGCTTGCACGGCAGCGGCCCAACGCCGTGAATGACGAAGTCCAGTGTGCCGAGCAATGCACCGGTGCTTTTCGCACGAACAGCAAACTGACTCAAATTCCCAAAGTGGCCTATGCGTGGGTAATTAGGGAAGACCAAGAAAGGAGGCGCTACCGGCTGGAACTGGCACACTGTCCCTCGCAGCTCAAACTGCGTAGAAAAAAACTCCAAGTCACAGACCGGCACAATAGTTACTGGCTGAAGCAAGTCCACGATCACTGTAGCGTTCGCACATTCGCAGATTTCCTTCATTTCTGTCTCTGCCGGATTGACGCTCGTGACGCCAGATATCGTAATGACACACTGCGAAAAGCGGTCGCTGACCGCACAAGTGCAGCCCGTGGCAGGAATGCAGCAGCAAGGGCATGCCATCACGTCGCTCCGAACCGCACGTATGCTGCCGTGTAGGCGGCGCTGACGACGTTGATAGAGGCAGTCGTGCGAGTCACTGTAGAAGAAACAGAGCCTCCAGTGACTACGCTTGACGCGTTCGTGACTTGGTTCGTAGTGACCGTGATGTTGCAGTTGTTCGTATTCAAGGACGCCGCCACGCTAACGCTCTGCACGTACGTCAGCCTCGCGGTCGTCGCGACAAACGTGCTCTGCACCGTCACGTTGCTGACGACAGTCTGCGCCGATGTCGCAGATACGAACACCGCAGTCGCCGTCGCGAACGGCACGTCGATCAGATGCCACGCGGTGCCATCCTTCGCGATCGCGCAGTCGGTCGCACTCGTGACTGCCGGGTACGGAAAGAACAGATTCACCACGCTCGCGGTATTCGGCGTCGCAGTCTGATACTTGAACGTGACGGTCTTCGTCGCATTGATCGCCCACGCACCGCTGAACGTCGCAATGCGAAATGTCTTGCGCTGCTGGGGCGGCGGCACCGTGTCGAACCGCAGCGGGCTCTCGGTGCGATCGCCGATCTCGACGCGACGCACGGCGTTCGCGATCCGCTCGGCAGACGAGCGATCGAAGATCACCGGGTCGGCCATAGATCACGCTGGCGGGGAGCCGAAGTAATCGTTGAAGTTCACCTCGCGATGGACTCGACGCGTCAGGATCGCGGGAGCGCCGAGCGTCTGCGCGCCGCTCCCGTCGAGCCCGACCGGGCCGGGTGAGGCAACCCACTCGGCATTCTCGAAGTCAAACACCATTGCGCGACGCTTCTGCCCGCCAGCGAGGAAATTGAACCCCACGTCGGGCAGTTGCAGCGGCCAGCCTGTCTGGCGAAACAGGAGCTCGACCTTCACAGCCCAGAAGCGATGCAGCGTGCCGCCGTATTCTTCAAATTTGAGTTCGCCCGAGATGCCCTGACACTTCCAGCAGTGCGTCGCACCGCCGATCCACGAGGAAGAGTTGATCGTGTTCGTGAGCGCGATCGCCAGCGCCGATGGGAACGTGGCACGATTCTCGGAGATCACGACCTTGCACTGAGCCTCGTCAGTCGTGAGCCCCTCGAAGTAGTCGTAGGCCGAGTTGGTCAGCGGACGCTGATCGCCGTTGCCGCTGCCGTGGTAGTAGAAGAGTGCCGGGACCGTCGCGCCCTGCGTCGTGAACGTCCACAGCGCCGGGCGGCTCGTCGGTGCCGCGAGTTGGTCGAGCCCGCCGCTCGGGAAGCCGTACTTCGCCGTGACGAGCGAGTGGTACTGGGAGCCTTCGTAGTTCTCCTCGTACTCGATCTCGACGCACCGCACGTCGGCGTATTCGGGGTGCGCGACGCCGATCTCCAGAGACAGCGCCGTCGCGACTTGGTTCGCCGTCGTCGCCTGCCCAGACGCGTCGTGCGTGATGACGAACTGCCGCGTGAGGTCGCGGGCCTCGCCGAGGCGGAACTTGTTCGATCGCGGTAGTTCGCGATGGTGTGCGACGCCCATCAGCCGACTCCTCCACCAATCTGGACGACGGGCCCGGCGAACTGTGCCGAGATCGCCACGAGCGTGTCACGTAGTTCGGTGAGCCGCCGTGTCTGGAGCCGCGCCTCGATGAGCGCCGGGTCTTGCTGGTTGGCGGCGAGGTTGAGGAAGAGCGCCGCACCTTCGGCGGTGCGGATGTCGTTGCCTTGGATCACACCCGAGCCGAGCGTGTTGAGCTCGCGGATGCGGGCGACCTGCCGCTGGTTCTCTGCTTCGACAGCCTTTGCCTGCTCTTCCAAATACTTTTGCTGGGCCTGCTGGGCTTGTTGCTGTTGCTGCTCCAGTTGCTTGAGGTACTGCTCTCGCTGCTGCCCGAGCTGCTGCTCCAACTGACGACGACCGCTCGCGATGTCGCGCTCCTGTGCGGCGACTTGGTCAAGTTGCCCGAGGCGGGCGATCCCGGCGTTGACCTCCTCCTGGTTCCCGGCGGCACGGGCCGCTTGAACGTCAGCCTGAACGCGCCCGATCTCTCGTTCCAGTGCGGCGAGGTTCCGTGCCGCCGTGAGGCGTTGCTGATCGCCACCGAACCGGGCGAGGAGGAACCGCTGATCGACGAGTTCGTTGACCTTTGCCCGTTCGTCGGCGACCGCCTTGACGTTCGCGATCTCCTGCTCGAAGAGTTGCTGCTGGCGGGCGACCTCGGCCTCGAACGCCTCGCGGTTGAGGATGCCGTCGCGGGCCTGCTCTTGTGCGGCGGCGATGCCCTCTTGGAGGCGCACGGCGGCTGCGTTGCCAGCGTCGCCGAACTGTGCGGCCTGCTCCGCGAGACGGTTGAAGTTGCCTCCGGTCTGCGCGAATGCAGCGTCAAACCCTTGTTCGAACCCGGCAGCGGCTGCCTGTAAATCGACCGACAACCGCTGCTGGAGTTGACCTAGCTCTTCGATGCGACGCTGCGCATTGATTGCAGCAGCACCGTCGAGCTCGTCAACGGCCCGAGCGAACTCTTCTTGTACTCTCGTGATCTCGCGATCGACCGACGCGATGTCGTCTGTGATCCGCTGCGCTGTCGTGTTCACTTGAAGCAGCGACTCGATGCGACGCTGGTCGTTGTCAATCTGCTGCTGCTGTGCGGCCGTCGCCTGCTCGATCGCTTTGACTTGCAGGTCGTACTCTTCGCGTGCCCTCTTCGCCTCGCTGGCGAGCGTTGTTTCGTTGAGGATGCCCTGCTCAAACTGCTGCTGAAGACGCTCGATCGCGCTTTGGTATGTCAGCGCGGCATCAAATCCCGCTTGCCCGAGACGCGCCGAGTCGCTGACCACTTCATTGATCTGCTGCCGCAGTCCGTCGAGCACACGCGCGGCGTTTTCCTCGATCTGGATCTCCAATCGGGCGTCTTGGCTTATCCGGTCGAGCTCACTCTTGAATGCAACGCGGGCTTTCTCTGCCTCAATACGGAACGTCTCCTCGTTGAAGAGACCAGCCGACAACTTCTCTTTGAGGTCGTCGATGCTCTGCTGGTATTGCAGTGCAGCGTCGAAGCCAGCCTGCCCGAACTGTGCCGATTCGTTGATCGCGTCGCTGACGCTCTTCGTGATGCCGTCGATGACCTTGCCGAGCTCCTTGTTCTCGGCAATCAAATCCGCGATCGTGTCGCCAGCGTCTACCTCGATCGTGGCCTCGACCGGTTCGGCAATCGTCGCCGTGATCCCGAGCCAATCCTCGGCGAACTTCAGCACTCGCTCGATCAGCCCGCCGATCGTCGAGACGACGCCACTGACGATGTCGTACGCAGACCCGAACACTTCACCGATGCGTTCGGCGACAGCGGCCACCGTGTCAGAAATGCCCGTCACCTCTAGTAGCGTCGAGATGACTTCGCCGATGCGCGTGACGGTCGAGCTCGCGAACGACGCGAAGAACGCCCCGAGTTTCTCGAATGCCGCCGACAGGATTGCTCCGACTCGCTGACCGATTTCAGACAGCCGCTCAAATATCGGCGAGAGAGTCTCAGCGACCGTGGACGCTACGGCAGATAACGCTCTCGACACGGCCGCAATCGATCCCTCGAACTGAAGGAACCGACCAACCGAGCCGATGACAGAATTGACTGCGTCGAATGACCGCGAGAACGTCTGGCTCAAGGCATCGAATGCAGACGATAGCGCGCGGCCAACCGTGGCAAGAGGCTCCAGCGCGACGCCTACGAGCCTCCCGACGGTAGACGCAGCCTGAAGAGCAACATTCGCGACGAGCCCGAGAGCACTTGTGAATGGCGAAATCGCATCAAGCACAGAACCAAGAAGACGCCCGAGCGTCGTCAGCGCAGGCGACAGTCCCTCGCTGATCGACCGCGTGATGCCGATAAAGGGCGTGAGCAGTTCTTGCCCAAACCCGCGCAGCGACACGGCAACTCCGTCGAACGCCGTGCCAAGTCCGTCGATGCGAGCTCGATCCACCGCCGACAGCGTGGCGTTGAATCGCTCCATGTCCGCAGACGCACCGGCGATGTTGTTGAAGAACGGAATGAGGTCGGTGCCGGTCTTGCCAAACAAAGCGATAGCCGTTGCAGTCCTCTTCGCCGGGTCTTCGATTCCAGCGAGTGCCTGCCCGATCTTGAGGTACTGCTCTTGCGGGTCAAGGTCCGCAAGCTCTTGCGACGTGACGCCGATCTCGGCGAGCGCCTTCTGTGCTGCCTTGCTCTCCTCATCGACGCCAAGCACTGACTTCTGGAGCCGACCGAACGCCGCGCTCACTGCGTCGATGCTGGTGCCGCTGCGATTCGCAGATTCTTCGAGCGTCTGGATGAACTCGAACGACAGCCCGAGTTTGTCGGCCGTGTTCCCGAGACTCTCGACGCGGTCCTCCAGGCGAAGCAGACCTGCGACAACCTGCTGTGCTGCCACCCCTGTTGCCACGATCCCAGCCGCCGCAATCGTGAAGGGATTTGCTAGCGCAGCGACAGACGCACCGATCGCCGAGACGCCCTGCGACAGGCCGCCAGCGAAAACCCGAGACAGCCCCTCGCTCGCTGACGAGATGCCCGAGATGCGTCCAGCGATGTTTCCCAGCGGGCCGGGCAGAATCGAGAAGATGCCCGAGAGCTCGTTGAACTGGAGTTGTGCCTGACCGCCTGCGTCTGCGATCTGAGCGGTGCGGGCCGCGAGCCCCGCGGCGGCACGCTCCGCGTCCGTCAACCCCTTCGACGCCTGCTCGACCGCCCGGTTGTACGTCTCCTGCGAGATGCGTCCCGCTTCGAGTTGGACGGCGAGCTCGCCCGCCGTACGCTGAAAACGCTCGAACGGCGTCCGCACCGACTCGGTTATTCGGGCCGCCTCGCGGAGTGCGGCGGCTTCCTGCTCCGACGCCTGGGCGAGGTTCGCGAACTCCTCAGCGTATTGCTGGGCGGTGATCTGCCCGGTCTTCAGCGCCGAGTTCAAGAACGCGAGGTCAGTGGCGAACTTCTGCTGTGCCGTCGCTGCCGCTGATGACTCGCCCGTGAACTGAGCGAATACGCTCGTGAGCTTCGCAGCCTCGGCACCGAGCGTCTGAAGAGCACGCTCTGCGGGCGTGAGCTTCAGTTGCGTCGAGTCCGCTGAGATCTTCAGCGCGAGTCCGAGGATGTTCGCCATGATTAGTCGATGATCCCCATCTCACGCCGTAGCCGTAGGATCGCCTCGCGGTCCTGCGACTCGTGCTGCGGTGGTCGAGCCTTCGGTATGAAGTCCTCAGCCGTCGGCGGCTTGCCTCTCTTCGGGTCCGTGTACGGTGCCATCGCGATCGAGGCGAGCAGTCCTGTCTGGAGCCACGGGTCGGATAGCGGGACGAAATACCTCGTGTATGCCATCCACTCGCTCAACTCCCGCGAATCCATCCGCTCGCACAGTTCGCGAACGGTCATCCGCAGATGCCCCGCCAGCGCGAAGAGAAACCTCCGCGAAGGCGAGGCGTTTAGTTTTTTGCGAGCTGCTCGACATCGGCCTCCGTCATGTTGTTGTGCTTCAGTGCCGCGTCGAACAGACGACCGACGACCGCGCCGCTGCGGCTTGCCAGCGCGACGACCTGGGCACGGGTGAAGAGCAGCTCGCCCTTCTCATTGCAGAGGCAGCGGGCGAGGTACTCCGACCGGAAGTTCTCGATGCCGGAGTCTTTCTTCCCAATCCACAACCGCTCATAGGAGTCACGCTCTCCGACGCTCATCACGCGAATGAACACGTCACCGCCCCACTCGGGCACGGTGATCGGCCCCATGAGTCCGGCGTCGTTCGATGCGAGAATCTGCTCTGCCGTCAGTGTCGCCATGTGTCACTCACCTCACGATGGATACGTAGCGGTCACGCCGACCGTATCCATCACTCTGAACCGGTGGTCAAATTGCCAGACGCCGTTGAG